CAACAGGCTGCTCAGTTGGCTCAGGTTGCTGGTGGACTACAGGCACAACAGGCTGGCTTAGGTCTACAGTACGCTGGCTTGGGTAGTCAGTTGTCTCTGCAAGACATTGCAGCACAGCAAGCACAACAACAGCTTGCACTGGGTGCGTTGACAGGATCGTACATACCACAAGCACAGCTTATGAACGTAGCACAGCTAGGCATGACACCGATTGAGATGGCTCAACGTGGTCAGTTGTACGGTGCTGGGTTGTTTGGTGAAGGGTCTATGACAGGGCTTCAGTCTCGTTTGGCAGCGGCACTAGGACAAGCTAACTTGTTTGGTACTGTTGGTACTGGATTGTTGTCAGGAGCTTTAGGAGTAAAAGTCTAATGGCTAGTTTTGCAGAATCGTTTATACAAGGGCTGATGAGTCCTTCATATCAGCAGGGTTTGTTTACTGCTGCTCAAGGTGCTGGTAGTTTTTCTCGAAGACAACAAGAAGCAGAACAGTTTAAACAACTTACATCTGGTGCTACTGGAATTACTGGAGTTGCCTCTAGAATAAACCAACTTCAACAGTTACAAATGGATGCAGCTAGACGAGGTGATACACCTAAAGCAAGTGTGTACGGAGCCGCTGCTGACAATCTTAAAGCCACTGCTAGAGCACAAGGTGCTAATCAGATTGCAACTATCATGCAAGAAATGCAAACGTCTGTTGATCCTGTTTTTATTAAACAAAAACAAGAAGAGATAATGGAGTTAGCTACTACTACTATGCAATCAGATCCTACAAAGTTTGTAGGCTTAGGCTCTAAACGTATACAAGAAGTAGATATATTATTAGAAACTGTGTCGGAAAGAAGAATAGAGAGTGTTGCTAATGCTCTTGCTTCTTCTAGAGATGTAACAGATATTGTTGCTTACGTAGATCAACTACCGTCTGCTGAAGATAATCCGCAAGGATTTACTCAAAGAGAAAAAAACGCATTGGTGCGTGAAGCTACAGGTTTAAGACAGGTGCGCGATGATCATCAGACTCTGGTAAGCGAAGGTGTGTTACCTAAAGGACACAAAGAAATACTAGATGCTAACCCTGAGTTAAAAAAGAATCCACAGGTTCAAGCTGCTCTTGATGTACTTGCCCGTAAAAACGATCCTAATCAAACAGTATCTGCTGGTGAGTTAAGGAGTGCTGCCACAACTTTACGTTCTGTTATTGATAATGAATTCGCAAGACAACAAACAGTAGATCGTAGTAAAGATAGGCTTGGCGCTAAAGCAGAAAGAATGGTTGAGAATTTACTAGAAGAAGATAGTATTTCTGAGTGGGTATATGGAGAAGATTTAATAGAGCTTGTTAATCGTGTTAGTACTGACGATGATTTAGAAGAAGATTTTCATTCTTTTATTGCTCAAGAAATAGAAAAGAATCCAGATGTAGATCCTCAAGTGGCTATTAAAACTGCTCTTGATTTATTAGGAGAAGAACACGATCTTCGTCTAGAAGAAGGAAGGCAAATTAATAAAGAAGAGGCAGCACAAGAAGCAGCAGATAGAGAGGCTGCTATTAATGCTTTGATGGACAGGGAAGACTTGTCTAGAAAAGCTGCTATACGTAGATTAAATGAATTAGAAGCGCAAGCCATTGGTTCTCGAAGTTTAGATCTCTCTACTTTTAATCCTATAAAATAGCGGAAGTACAATCTAATGGCTGAAAAAGGCTACACACAAAAATCTCATGTAATTAAATCTGGAGAAACGCGACAGCAAGTTGCTAAAATTTTTGACGTTTCTGTAGATGAGTTACTAAAATATAACAGTGCTGTTTTAGGTGACAAGTGGGACGCAGGTGAAGTAGTACGTGATCCTAAACATATAAAAACAAAAGTTAAAGAAGCTGTAGATAATGGTGCTACAGCCGAGCAGTTATCAAAAGCGTTAAAACTTCCTGTTAATTTTGTTGTCAATACTTTTGGCGTTTTACGTGAAGATGAACTACAAGAGATACCTGAGCAGAAAGAAAAACTTAATAAAATTTTAAATGAGATTGCTGTACCAAGACGCTCTGGTAAAATAGATGAAGTTAAAGTTCCTGCTCGTCAAAAGAAAAAAATACCTTCTCCTTATGTAGATTATCAAGCTACGTTTCCTAACGAAGTAGATCGCAAGAAACTTGAAGACACTCTAGAAGAAGTACGAGTAGATGCTAAAAGAGTTCTTGAACCTATTATACCTACAAAACGTGGGCAAGTTCCTATACCTGAACCCAAGGTAGAAATAGACCCTGTAGAGAAATATCTTAACAAGGTTATTGTTCCTCCTCGGGCCGGTAGATTTCCTGAAGTTACTGTTGACGCTAAACGTGTACCTGAACAAGCGTTAGCAAAAGTTACTGTACCTAAAAGAGCAGGTAAAGTAGATGAAGTTACTGTACCTCAACGTGAACAAAAACAAATACCTGCTCCGTATACTGACTATACAACTGCAATGGATCAACGTCTAGCAGAGGTTACTGTACCTCAACGTGAACCTGTAGTTGTACCTCCTATGTCTACTCCGCGTCTTGAGTCTGAATTAGCAGCCACTCAAATGGAAGCTATGCAACCTGTTCCCACTGTTACTCCTACTGTTGATCCCGTAGCAAAATATCTTAACAGAAGTAGAGTATCAAAAGTAGAACTAGGACGTATAGATGCGCCTGAAGATCCTGTTGAGCGTTACTTTTTTAATAAGCAAGCTAGAGAATCTAGAGATGTACGTGGTGCGTTAAGAGCAATAGCACAAGGAGTGACGCTTGGTTTTGGTGAAGAGTTAGAAGCTCTGGCATCTGGTGAAGAATACGATGTAGCACTTAACCGTATTCGCAAAGAGATGGAAGAGTTCTCTCAACTTAGTCCAAGGACTGCTTTGTATGGTGAAATAGCAGGAGCCTTACCTACAAGTCTTGGTATTGTTAATTCGTTACGTGCTCTTGGTGTTACTTCTTCTGCGGTAGCTGGTGGTTTAGAGGCTGGTGCTTACGGTATTGGTGTAGGTGAGGACGCAGCAGATAGACTTGAGAAGGGTCTGTACTATGGTGCAGGCGGTGCTATTGTAGGTCGCATCTTTGACAGTATATTTGATCCACAACTAGGCCGTCAGGTTGGATCTGTTGATGAATTAAACACGCAGAAAGCTAACCTTCAAGAACAATTAATACAAGAAGCTAAGGTTGTCCGTCCTACTGCTGAGTTAACTAATGATGAATTAGCTACTCAATTGCTTATGCGAGAGGTAGAATATTTAGGAAACACCATAGGAAGACAAGGTGCGTTACCTTCTGACTTAGGTAGTATGTTTACCCGTATGCGTGACTACGCTATAGATATGGGCGTAAACATGAAACAGTTTAATCGTGTTGTCAACTCTAACAAAGACATTAAAGTTTTACGAGAAAGGATTAACGAGCCTTTTGAAAATCTAGAAGAGCTATCTTTGTTAAGACAAGACTTGTTAGATATGACTACAGGTAGACTTGCTAAAGACGTTAATACAACAATACCACAAGCTCAAAGTACTATTGTAAAGCTACGTCGTTTAGCTTCTCCTCTTGCTACTCTTGCTGAAGAAACAGTAGGCAAGGCTTTTTCAGAGCGTATTATTCGCGGCATGAACCGTGTTGTTCGTGGTCAAACTGTGCTAGATAAAATGTGGAAGGGGATGGAGCCGTTCCGTGAACTAGCACAAGAGAATGTAAAGTTTAACGACGCTCTGTTAGATGTAATGAACTCACGTTTGTCCCAAGAGTTTAGAGAGAAACGTCTTAAAGCTGCTATTAACATTGCAAGAGGTAAGATTGGTAAAGGATCAGAAGACAGACTCAACCAGTTCTTTGATGACAATCTACAATTCTCTGCAAGGTATCGTAGAGAAGTTACCGCAGGTGAGTTATCACGTTTGTGGATGCACTCTAATGTGACATCTACTGCTGATGATTTTAGTCTTCGTTCTTTCAGACAAAAAGCACAAGCTAAATCAGAGGATGCTGCTTCTAAAAATATTCAACGTCCTTCTATGGAAGAGTGGAGAAAAGCAAACACTAAAAGACCAGTAGAGAAACAACAAGAATATGAAAATATTTTTGATTCTCATTGGAGATGGCAGCGTCAAACACTAACCCGCATGGAGCTAGGTAAACAGTTAGGTTTCCGTACTGTTGGTAAGCCTGTTGTTGCTCAGGGTAAAAAGACATTAGAAGAAACTGCAGCTAAAGAAGCAGGGTCTTTTAAATTGTTTGATGATCGTATCATTGAAGAAGCGTTGAAGCGTGAGGGTTTGTCTGACGTACAAATTAACAATGCTAAACAAATTATTGACGATCTTGGTATTAATGCTAACAAGGGTATGTCCCATGAGTTAGAGTTAATACGTAGTCTTGGTTATGTAGGTACTATTGCTAACCCATATGGTGCATTAATGAACGTACATGATCTGTTCAACGCATCGTTTGAATTGGGTGTGCGTAACGTACTAGCTGGTTTGTTTAACAAAGGTGGTATTTCATTTGACCCTGCTGACATGGGCCTAGCTCGTCAAGTCTTTGGTGAGTTTGTCCGTAAAGCTAGGAAAGGGACAGATCAAAAGTTATTTGGCGACAAGATCAGCGGTAACAAATTCCTAGAGAATGCAGCACAGGCTAGTGAGTCCTTACTTGAATGGTCTATGAACTGGTCTGGTTTTTCTAAGCTAGATCAGTTTGGTAAAAGCCGTATCATGAATGCTTCTTTTCGTAAAGCAAGACAAGATATAACTGATGGTTCGTTTGATACTAAATGGCAGTACAGCTTTAGTAGACCCGAAATAGACCAATTAAAAAGGGACATTGCTGCTGGTAACATCCGTAGTGAGCTAGTCCGTGATCTTGTTATGTTTGATCTGTTTAGGTTACAGCCTATTAATGCTGCCGCTCAGACTGCTTTTGGTTTGGCTAATCCTAATGCCCGTTTGTTTTACATGTTAAAAGGTTTTGCTATCAAGCAGTTTGATTTAATGGAGCGTAGGATATTTAAAGAGTGGCGTGATGGTAACAAGAAACAAGCCTTGCAAAACGCTATGAGATACATTGTGTTGTCTGGTGGTGGTTATGGTCTTGTTAACGAGGGCCGTCAGGTTATCAAGGGAGAGGTTCCTGATCCTGAACAAGCAGCTATGGGTGCGTTGTACCAGATAGGATCGGTGTTTACCTTTGGAGCTATGGGCGCTAATGATTATGGTTATGATAAATTCATGAGTGATCCTGCCACTGCCTTTATGAATAACATACTACCTCCTGTGGGTGCTACTCTTCCTGCTGCTGTTCTAAAAGACACGGCTTCAGTTGCTCGTGCTTTAATGGCTGGAGAGGTTCCTGATCCTATACCAAATGAGTCACTTGAATCCCTTCCTATTGTTGGTAAAACTATAAAAGGACTAACAGAAGAATGAAAGACGAAAAGCATACAGTATCTTATACATCTATTGACTATCACAGTATGTGTCAACGATCTAAAGATCAAATCAGGAAGATGCAGGAGCAAGGAATACCTACGCCCCATGACCCGAAAGACAAGCCAGAGGACGTAGGCAAGAGGGAAGGTTACTCTATCCTGTTTATGTCGTGAGGCCCCTCCCACTGTGGATCAGCAGTATTGACTACAGTGCAGGCTGTTAACATAAGAACAGATAAAGCCATCGCCTTACAACTCACAGTTGTCTCCCGTACAGGCCAGTTGTTGTGATCCCTCAGTCATATCGCTGGCCTCTTCTATGTCCCACGATATTTCTTTTGGAGCAACCTTAGCTAACTCGTTGTATGTCTTCTTGTCTATAGGTTCATAGGGTGGTTGTTGATACGCATGGTCTGAGTAAGGTAAGAAGGAGATACCTGACACCTTATCAAACTTGTTGTACAACCATTGACCTACCTCCAAGAACTCATTGTCTCTGTAGTAACAAGTCATTGATGGCTTGTGCTCACACCAGTAGTCCTGATATATCTCCCATAGTTCTAGCTGCTCCATAGCACCCATCTCTGAGGCTGTCACAGCGCCCTCAGGAGAGGCGATAGGGAAGGAGAATACCCTAGTACTAGGTGACATGAGATCGTCCTCTACAGGGACACCAGCAGCTTCTAGCACGGCACATAGTGGATCACGAGCATCTGCGCGTACTCGTCGTATATACTGTGCACTATAACGAGGATGGATACCACTAGCGCTGTCAACCAACTGACTAACAGTACCTGAAGGCTTAACTGCAGTAATTGCGGCAGACGGATTGATACCAAGTCTTGCAGCCCAGACCTTGTTAGTGTCGATAGCTTCCTGACGCATGATCGCAAGCCACTTCTTGAGTTTATCATTGTCTCCTCTCCCGCAGAGCAATGGGTGATCCATGATACCTGTCAAGGATACACCTAGCAGTGCTTCTTCCTCCGTGTTAGTTTTCCATATGTTCCTCAAGTATCTGAAGTCAGTGAGGGTAGCCTGTAGAGTTCCAAGGATAGACGCAATGCGTACTTTTCGTTTGAGACTAGCGAGCGTATCGTCTGGCCTGACAACAACTTCTGATAGATTGCAAAACTGGTAGGGTCGGAGGATGATTTCGCTACATGGATTAGTTCCAAAATCATAGGTAGCATCTCTTCGTTCGTTTCTTGCAGCTTGCTTTTGACTTGCCACTCTAGAAAAGACACCTCGTTCACCAGATTGTGATTCATATAAGCTACTCCACTCGTTGAGAAATGCTTGAAAGTCAGGCTTCTCTGTATAACATGCAGAGTTATTAGCTAGTCCTCGTTGTGGTTCTTCAAGCCACCATTTTCCATGCTTACATCGTCGCAGTCTGTCATCGCTGAGGTTGCTGAGACTGATGAGTGCTGATCGTCTGACTCCTCCGACAACGACGATTTGAGCAATCTTGCAGCAAAGATCGTGACATTCAATGGATGTAAGCTTTCTTCCAGCCGCTTGCCGAAAAAGTCCCACAGTGAATTGGAATAAGTCGAGCAAAGGTTCTGGACCGCTAGCTCTGCCTCCAAAAGTTTTAAGCGGGGAACCTGCAGGTCGTACTCGGCTAACGTCCCATTGGGGAACTTGACCTGAATACAACAATGAAACCAACTCCCTAAACGATTTCGCCCATCCGATCTTCGAATCCGCAACATGGATAACTGTGTCTGTGTCATGAAAGTCCTCTGCTATCTCAGGTAGTTTAGCTATGTACTGCCGCTCAACACTGAAGCCAACACCTGTGCCGCACATAAGGACGTACATCATCTCGTCAAATGCTTTGGGGTGATCTATAGGTAGGTAGCTACAGTTAAATCCTGCTACGTTGTCACGATCCAGTGCCTCTCCTGCGGTCATCAGTGCTCGCATAGATGGCATAACATCTAGGTTGTCAATGGCTGTTAGGATCTCATCGTAAACGTCTTCGATATCAAACCTGTTCGCAAAGTAGTTGACGTATCTCGCTACTGTTTCTTCCCAAGTTTCTCTGCGCTTCTCTTCCGGTAAGTACCTAGCGTACCGTGACTTGTGTATGTATTGTTGGTATGCGTCCATTAAGTTATCCCTAAAGTTTCGTTGATGATTGCTGCTTGTGCTAGACCAAGGAGTAAGTATACACCATCAGGGTATTGTTCTGTAGCTGTGACTTCAAATACTTCTCCGTCTTCATACATAATAACAACACACTTGATGGGTCGTTCTTCTTTTTCGTATTCTAAACTACGTGCTGATAACAACGCCAGAAAGTGAGAGGTTTTTATATCGTCGTTATTCTTACCACCAAAGTTACCTTCAACTATTTTCATTGATCATACGCTCCAGAAGAATCTCTAGATAGTGTATAGCTTTCCTTATATCTTCTACTCCACCCTTGTGTGGGTGTCTTGTAATGTACTTAATTGCATTGGCTTCACACCAATCCAGCTTGTTAGCAATAATAAAATCAATAGGCTGTATGGTGTACCGGCTGTAGTGGTTGCCACCTACTTGTTTCTTTATTGCATGGTCGTTTGGATGATACAAACTACCGTACACTGTCCTGCTTGCTTTGTCCCACTGCTCTGGGGTTGCGTCGTTAATGCTCATGCTCTTCCTCTAAGTCAAACTTCCAACTGTTAATGTTTACTTTGTCAGCAAACCTTTCAACTAACTCTTCAGATGTAATCTCTAATGCTTCCATGATAGTGATTTCATCATACCGTGTTGCAATCCGTTCAAGTATTTCGTCAAGAGTTAGCACCGTACTTCCCCCGTAGGTACGTCATAGACACAGGCATCTCATCAAACGTGCCGTTGTCTACTTCATTGAATACCCAAAGACCAGACCATGATCCGTTAGTCTGTGGGTTAAGATACTCCTCGTCGTGTTGATAGTATATACCAGCAAACAAGGCGGTCATTCTGTTTCCTGCTGCGTTTCTGTCAAAGGCAATGTCTCTGTCTTGTACATGTCCCATGACGCATGACATATGTTTCTTTTGTAACAGTAGCTTTGCATTCGTGACTGGGCGGCCCATAACACCGCTAGTAAAAAAGTGACAATAAGCAATGCCATCCACAATGACAGGCTGAAGATACGGAAAAACTTCCCAACCGCGCAGATTAAGATCCTCATAACTCATCAGCCCTTCTAGCTTTGCATCGTTCTCTACCGCACGTTCAATACGTTGCTCATGATTACCGATAGTAAAGATAAGTCTTGGCTTCCACACTTTCTTTTTTCTTCTACGCAAGCGTGTCTGCTCTGCTCTGATGCAATCCATGAACACCTGCATAGCTTCGTTACCTGCCTCGACATCAGCAGAGTACCGTCTACCTTCAAAGGACTTCTTACCTACGTCGTATGAGGACAACGATGGCATGTCCCAGTGATCTCCCAGATGTACGATCACATCAGGTTTGATAGCACAGGCATATCTACCTGCCCACCGCATGTGATCAAAGGGATGTTCTGGTTTTATTTGTGTATCAGGTATGACTAAGTGTCTCATCGTTCCCATCCTTCTGACCATAGGATTGGTACTGTTTCAAGCGAGTACCATCTAAATCCTTTCTTGTCTGCCCACTCTGCCATTGTGTAGCGTGTACCATCCTTTCTTCTTCTGGATCCCGGCATGGGTGTTCGGGGTTTTTGAAAGAGAAATACCAATTCCTCCTTTGGCCCAAGAGCCTCTGAGATGCAGACATATTTACGTGCCTCGTCTGATGTACGGAACCTGCCCTTTACTTCCACCCACACTGTCTTCTTGCGTGTCTTGTACACAAAGTCAGGTTCATATGTACGGGATACTGTGTATTTAATTGTTTGTTGTGGATGATACTTAAAGCCTTCTACTTTGTTAAGTAAAGCATAGACTTCTTTCTCAAACTTGGAATCAAACTTCACTTGGCTTCTCATACTTATCGTCCGGTGATCGCAACAGATACAGAAGGTTAAGACTTTCTAGCAGTCTGTCTTCATCCAGATCGTTGTCCCAATAGTGAGCAAGGCAAGCACTGTAACACTCCCACTCAGTAGAACAAGGATCAATGATCTTGTCTGCTTTCTTAGGACCAATACCATGTATGCCCGGTA